ATGCAGCATCCCATGGAAGCTAACGCGCCAGTAGTTGCCCTTGCCCTTGAGATAGAACCATTGCCATGCGCCTTGTCCGCGCTTTGTGCCGTGTATGCGCAACTTCTGGTCGGCGCACCAGTGGCGCCATTGCTTGGGCAGCTTCACTTTAGTTTCCATGGCTTTTGCCCTCCTGCGCTGCGCGGTCGGCGTCAACGTAGGCGCGTAGCTGGTCGATGATTGCGCTTTCTACGGCGTTGGCCTTTTGATGTGCATCTGAACCGGGGGTCGCCTCCCCCCATTTGAAGATGGCATTCCAGATTGACCCGTCGTCGCTGTCAAAGTCGGGCAACGGTGGGTAGTCCCGCACTTCCGCTGGCTGGCTGTCTGCCTGTGGCGCTGCGTACAGTGGCATAGCCCTTGCCGTCCCGCCGATGTGCCGTGCTTCGGCCTTTGCTTCATCCTCATCCAGCAACCGACCACCCCCCGTCACATACCACGCCACCGGCTCCTGCGCCTCCTGCTGGGGTGCTACCTTTACATCAGGTGTAAAGGTGGAAAAAGCACTTATAAGCATGCGCTTCATGAACTCAAATTCCTGCTGGTCATCTGGCTCATATGCCAACCTGAACAGTTGGTTTCCGATCTTGAAATGCATCTGCTGACCAGACATACCGAACTCGACGCCGTATTGGTTTGGCTGGTTCTCCGGGTCTGTCAATGCTTGCGCGAGGTGGTGCGCCTCCTGCTGGGGCGCTGGCTGGGCGGCAAGCATTCTCCCGTCCAGGTGTGCCACCATCAGTTCATCCGCGTGTTCTTCGGCCATAGTCTTGATCCTGGCTTGCAGCGACTCGATTTCCAGGCGCGCTGCGGCGTAGCCCATGCGCAGTAGCTGCACATCGCTGGCTGCGCCGTCAAGGTCTTCGTATGCCTTGAGCTTCTCGCACATGCTGCGCAGCCGTGCGCCTATTTCATTGGCTTCTTGGGCCGACAAGGTGACGCGCCCCTGCGCGTCCGAAAGTTCGGTTGCCCAGTCGAACTGGTCAGGGTGTTGTTCGTTGGTCATCTGCGTATCTCCACAAGTGCTTTGCTCAGGTCAAGGCTTGCGCGCTTGACTGCTGCGGGGTACTTCCCGCTGTTGAACGTGTCTTCCGGGTGCGGCTCGTTGGTTGCGTGGTCGTAATTTCCGGCTGCATTTTTTGTGGAGCCGTACCGTGTCCATCCTGCGCATCGCTCCATCTCGTCAATGCGTTGGAGCAGGCGGGCGATTTCGGACTTGAGGGCGTCGATTTCTTTGCGCTTCACGACTCACTCCCCCTTTCAGCCACCAGCGGGAGTGGTTGGTGGGGCGGGCACTTCTGGCAGCATCAGCCAGTATTCGACCCGGCATTCCCGATGGTGCACGCCGAAGTTTTGCTCGTACTCAGCCCGCGTCCAATTGCCCGCCATGTCGCAGAAGGCTTCGCAGCAGTAGTCATCTGGTCGCGGGTAAACCACGACCTCCTTGAATGGCTGCGGCAACCGCTCGTCCACGCTGATCCACCCTCCCACCATTCCCTCTTGGGGAGAGGGGTGGAGTTCTGCCGCTGACGTTCCTACCTCCACAAGCTGCACCGCACGATGCGGCCCCATGTGTGGCCAGAATCTTTGCGCATCGGCTGCTTCCTTCTCGGCATCGGCTTTGCTCGCGCACAGCGTCGCCATGCCCATTTTGTTGACCATGTACCAGCGGGCGGGTTGCGTGTTGTCTGTCATTTCAATCTCCGCTCCAAACGCCGTCAGGCCGCATGCGTGCAAGGGCCAGTAGCTGTATCAAGGCGCGCTTGGCGTTGCCCTCTGTCGCGGCCCAGTAGTTGGGGTCTGTGTCATCGCCAAGCTGGGCAATGACCTGCTCAAGAACTGGGATTGACTCTGCACCGGTCAGCCCGTAGAGGGAGCGGATTCCGCCCACTTCACCGTTCAGATCGACGTTGTACCGGTCGTTCTCGTTGTCACGCGCAGGCCGCTTTGGGAACAGGCGGTAGTAGTGCTGGGCGTAGTTGTAGGTGACGTTCAGGTGCGCGTCGGTCGTGCCCCCGATGCAGAAGGTTCCGCCGCGCATGTGATGGGGCTCGTCCAGTTGCAGAGTGTCGCCCGTTACTGGGTCACATAGGGATATGTCGTAGCTCATGCAGTTTCCAGAAGTAAGAAGCCACGCGCTGAGGCAGGGCTGGGGTGGGTCAAGGTTTCGGTGCTTTGCCGCGCCCATGTTCCAGATCGGATGCATGTGATCGATATGTTGCGGCCTTTTGCTCGTAGTAGTTCTGCAGTCCTCGAAGCGTCTCGGGCTGTGGGGCGGGTGCCGCTACCGCCCGCACAACTGGCCAGCGTTCTTGCGCGGCGTCATAGATCGGGTCGAGCCAAAGGTCGTCTTCGTCCATGGCATCCGTGCTGTTGAGGATGTCCCCAACGACTTCCATGACCTCCGCGCTGGCCTGGCCGATGATTTCCACTGGACCTTGCCCTGCCGCAAGGATCAAGGCGTTGGCCTGATAGACCTCTGCCAGGGCGTTTGCCAAGTGGACAACGGCGCAGCATTGGTCGTGCGCCAGCTTGGCATCGCCGGTCAGATGTGGCGCTTCGGGTACCGCTACCGCTCCAGGGGAGGCGAGGGCATCGATCTGTTCTCCTCCGATGGCCGCGTCTATGAAGTCGAACAGCGTTTCGCCGGGACCGCGCCAGATGGTGTCGTTGATCGGGCTACCTTGGCGCTCGTTCTCGGCGTGCAGCACGCGGCGGACTTCGACCAACGCGCGGTTCAGGCGCAGCAACTCATTGATGGCCTGCACCATCAGGTAGGTGGTTGTGTTCTCGCTGCCGTACTTGGCGACGTTCTCCTGCATCTCGCGGATGAGGTCGGCCGCCACGCTGGCGGCATTGGTGTTGGTGGTCATGAATAAATCTCCATAATTCACTCCAGCGCTTTGCTGCAAAGCGCTGGGAGCTATCTTTTGTGTAGCGCTATGCCACCTTGCGGGCTTGACCGTTCGCAGCCTCGGAGTGGTTCGCGGCCACGATCAAGCGCATGGGCAAGGGGCTCACGCTGTTGCCCGCCATGCGCACCTGGGCGGTCTTCGTCAGCGGCTTACCGCTGGCGGTGCGGTCGATCACGTAGCCGGGCGGGAAGTCCTGGGCGTTGTAGAGTTCGCGCGGCACCAGCATGCGCAGCGTGATGTCCACGATCACCCACGGTTCGCCCTTGAGCCACACCGTCACCAGCGCCAGGCGGTCGTGCGTGGTGATGGTGGTCATCGGGTCGCGCAGGTCCGCCCACTGGCCGCCGCTGGCGTGGTAACGAAGGAGGAACGCCGCGCAGCGCAGCGCGCCGGCCTCGTCCTCCTGGCTGAGCTTCACTTCCACGAGCTGCTGCTGGCTGCCGCTGGTGGTCACGGTGGACATGCCGTCGCGCAGATCGCGCGCGGGCGTGGTGTTGAAGCCGCCGTTGGCCTGCACCATGAAGGCGGTAGCCAGGCTCTGGCCGCCGCCGCTGGCAGTCACGGTGCCCAGGGCTCCGGTGATGTCATTGACGCCGTAGCTCCAGCGCTTGCCGCCCTCCTTGCCCTCGCCGTGGCCCGCCTGCACGAGGTAGGCGGACATCAGCGCGGTTTCGCCTCCTTTGGCCGTGGTGATGGTGCGCATCGAGTCGGCCACGTCATAGGCGATGTCACGGGTGTGCGTCACCGGCGTGAAGGCGTGCGCCGCGTTCTCCATAAAAAATGGCCCGCATGGCAGGCCGGTTGAGGGAATGAAAAAAGCCGCTCTAGGCGGCTTTGGTTGTGGGGTGATGGGCTTGTCAGAATGGAATGTCGTCATCCATGTCGTCAAAGCCCGATCCAGCAGAAGGCGCTGGGGCCGGCGCAGGCCGTGGAGCAGGTGGGCGCGCTGGCGGCGGCGGGGCTGGGGCGGGCGATGCGGCATCCTGGCGAGCGCCAAGCTCCACATCCAGAACCCGTGCCACTAGCTTTGTGCCGCTACTTCCATCCTGCTTCTGGAAGGTCTGGATATGCAGTTCGTCCAGGGTGAAGCAGTGCAGCCCCCCCCTGGTCAGGTACTGCGTCAGAGATTCGGCCCGCTTGCCCCAAAGCGTGGCGTCAATCCACTGTGTTGGGCGCTTGCCGTCCTGCCCGGCCTTGCCGTGGGCGTAAGCCAACGAGAGGCTGGCGAGTGGTTCGTTATTGGGCGTGTAGCGCAGCTCTGCATCGCGCCCGAGGCGCATCATTCCGATCATCTTTGGCATAGGGTTCCTTAAGCGGCCACGTAGGCCGGTTTGTGGTGTTCATCAAATTCGCGAATCGCCTGGGCGTAGTAGTCCTGGGCGGCTTCAACCTTCGCGCGGATCAGCGCCTCTTTGGCGGCGTCGCGCTGGATGACCCAGCTCGTGAGGCGTTGGTGCTCGGGGATGTGGCCGACAAGGTGCATGCACATGTCCTCGTAGCCGATCAGGCGCTCGGGGGTATCGACAAGGGCGTAGTTCACTTCCCATTCGTCGGCGCCCCAAAGCATCATGTAGCCGCGCATTTGCCATTCGTACAGTTTGTCCTCGCAGTCCTTCACCCAGCCCGGGAAGGTCTTGGCTGACCAGGATGATTTGAGGTCGTGGCCCCGCTTGTGCGCTGCGTCGTAGAGGTCGCATTCGCCCGTGATGAGGCCATTGTTCTTGCGCTCGGAGTTCTTTGCCAGCGCCAAACCACGCACCCGGTTGAGCAGGGCGATGCTCTGCTCCTCGACCTCGATTCCCTTCTCGATTTCCTTGCTGGAGAACGTGAAGTCGATGCCGAAGATTTCCTGCTGCGCGAGTTCGCGGATGTAGGTGCGCGCGCCCACGGACAAGACGCCCTCTGCCTTGGTCTTGGGCTCAGTCATGATCTTGCCCAGGCTAGAGCAGCGGATGAGAACTTTCGTGTTCATACTGCGGCTCCAACGGCTGCGTTGAATGCTTTAAGACCAGAGGCATCCCGCGCTTGGCTCAAGGCGCTGCGGGCTTCCTTGCATGCCGCCGAGAAATATGGCGTGCCCTTGCGCGTCACCGCGTATTCGATCCAGCCGCGCACGACCTCGGATGCGTCGCCCCCACCCAGTCCATCATCGTCGTCGCCACCTTCGGCCACACCGCAGATGGCCTTCAGCGTGTAGCGTTCAAGGTAGGTCTTGGTGCTGGCCCGTGCTTGCAGCGCGTTCTTCGCCCCCCCTGTGTCGGGCGAGCCGCCCATGCTGACGAACTCGCAGTGTCCGCCCACGTGTTTGAGGGTGCAGGTGACTTCGAGCCAATCCTTCTCGTCGCGGGAGAGCTTCCAGGATGCGCTCAGGCCGTGCTTCGATAGCGCAGGCGTAACGGCGTGCACTACGTCATGCAGTTCGGCGTATGCGCGCCCTTTGAGCGGGCCATCGTTAACAGTTCGGCCCCTCATGACGCGCACAGCCTCGGCCTTGAAGGCGGCGAACGCAGCGTTGTAAGCCTTCTCGGCCTCCCGCCGCTCCCAGCGCTCCTGCAAATCCATCATCTGGCCGATCTCCTCAGGGCTGACGCCCTGGGCGCGCGCGGCCAGCATCATCGCGGCTGGAGAGTTGGGCGCGAGTG